TCACCCCTTGTTGATAGTGGCGATTTCCGGGTCGGCCTGCATGCGGCCTCGGAACCAACTCGCGATGCCAAGGATGGGCGACACGACGGCGATGATACCGGCGATCGCCGCCAGGATGCCAGGGAGTTGCGCCAGGCCCTCGGCGTGGCCGTAGAACAGCGCGGCGCCGTAGGCAACGAAGACTGTCAGCACGGACAGCAGCACCGCCAACGCGACCGAAAAGCCGATGGCCGGTCGCCACCCATAGGTGGGCCAGTGCTCGGCGACCGCTTCGGCCTGCATCGTCTTGTTGATGTCGCCGGCGTTCTGCGCTGCGGCGGCCAGCTCGGCCTTGGCCTGGTCGGTGGCGAGCTCCTGCAGGCGCCCCTGGCGGGTGGCCTCGATCTCGCGCAGCTTCACGAGCGAGTCCGGGCTGGCCAGCGCCTGGCTCACTTCCTCGGGGTTGGCACCAGTGCCCAGCGCCGAGGCGATCATGCCGCCCACAGCCGCCCCGGCCGGGCCGCCCAGAAGCGTGCCCAGCAGCGGGGCTGCTTTCCCTACGGTGGTCGCGATGTCTTTCCAGTCCATGCTCATGCTGCCTTCAGGTTTTCAGCAATGCGCTGCGCCCAGCCGCGGCCGAAGTGCACCCATTGCTCGGGGTTGTCGTTGAGGAAATCCAGGCGGTGGCCGTTGAAGCGGGCAAAGAGCCGCTCGGGGTCCATGTTTCGCACCGCCCACATCGTCATGGGGCCCAGCACACCGTCGTCGACAGATCCGGCCGCGCGCTGCAGGAATTGCACGGCGCGCGTGCACCCGCTGTTCACAGCCGTGTCGAACAGGTCGAACTTCAGGGCGTCCGGCACAGACTCGCAGCCCCCCTTGTTCCAGTAGTCGCGCCGGTAGATCTGCTTGGCGCGCTCCAGCGTCATGCCGGCGATGTCTTCCATTGGGTAGGCGCGCTTGCTGATGCCGAATTTGGTCTCGCCGCCCGGGTCGGCCGGGTCGTTGGCGTAGCCGCCCTCATACCCAATCAGGCGCTCGAATGCCGTGTCGAAGTCCATCGATCACCCCACCAGAAGACGCGGCGTGACGCCGCAGACGATGTCGGGCGCGAACATCTCGCGCGCCGTGCTTTGGCCGTGCAGCGGCGCCTCATCGGGCGCCAGCACCTTGCGCAGCTCGGCGATCGCCTCGGCGTGCAGCTGGCTGATGCGTGAGGGGTCGACGCCCCACAGGCGCGCAATGTCGTCGCGCGTCTTGTCGCCCTCGTAGGACAGGCGCAGGACGTCCTGCAGGCGCCGCGGCAGGCCATCGATGGCCTCCACCACCAGGCGCGCCATCTGGCGCTTGATGGCAATCTCTTCAGGCCCCGGGGCAGCGTCGGCCACATGCATGGCCTGGCCGTCCTGTCCACCCAGCGGCTGCGCCGCGTGCGCGCGCTGCACCGCCGGGCTCGCCCGGCTGCGCGTTTCCACGCGGGCCAGGTCGACCATGGCATTGCGCGCTGCGGTGCCCGCCCGGGCGCGGATGCGGTCTTCCTCGAGGCTGCCAGACCGCAGCAGGACCGTATGAGCCGCCAGCATGCCGACCTGCACCAGGTCATCGGCCTGCAGGGCGCCGTGGCTGTTGTACGCCAGGCGCCTGGCCATCGAGCGGACGACCGGCTGCAGCGCCTCGAGGGACGCGCCCGTAGCCATGTCAGCCCCCCGGCGGCTTGCCGCCGTGCGTGGCCATGTAGAACGCCGTCCAGATCGCGCCGCCAGCCGCGGCCAGGCCGCCCAGCCACTTGGCGGCCCCGCCGAGCCAGCCCAACACCTTGAAGCCGTTGCGGCCCAGCTCCATCAGCTCGCGCACCTCGCGGGTGGTCGCCGTGTTGGCCTGCAACTCGAGCTCGAGGGCCTTCATCCGCTCGCTGCCCCGGTCGAGCCGGTCTTCGATTGCCTCGAAGCGACGGATGACATGCAGCGCATGCAAGTCCGCCTCACCCACGCCTCGGCGGCGGCGTTCGGGGCCGGAGTAGTCGTCCTCGCGTCCGTGCCGGCGTTCGCCGCCATCCCAGCGATGCGTGGGGAAGTCTCCAATGCTCATGGGGTACTTGCTTTGGGGGTAGTTGTGCAGACGCCTGTATTGGCCTGGTTATGCGTCCTGTACCGCGTTCAGGCTCGCGCTGCCCGAGCCGATGACGTTGGTGCCGGCGGAGTCGGTCGCAAAGAGGAAGTTGACCGTGGCGCTTTTGATGCCGATGGAGCCTGGCGCGTAGGTCAGGGACCACTGCCGCACCACGCTGAGCTGCTGCCAAGTGCCGAAAGTGCCCGTGACATCAGCTGCGTTCGAACCCGAGGCGCTTGCGCGTACCCAGTAGCCGGATCCGACGCCCGTCGTATTGGGGGCGTACCAGTCGGCCGTCTGCACGGCGTCGTTTACCAAGTAGGTAACCCGCCCGTCGCTTTCGAGCGAGACCCGGGCGGTAGCGGTCTGCACGCCGTCGATCTCTATGTCGTGGCTGAAGATGCGGAAGCTTTCGATGAAGTTGGTGGTCCCAGCGGCTGACTTGCTCTTGCTGACGCTGAAACGCTTGGTCTGGGTGGGGTAGCCGCTCTTGGTCGCCGTGATGTCGATGTACCCGGAGTCGACCGCCGTGGTCATGCCGGACACCGTCAAGAGGTTCTCGTCGGCACCACTGCCCAGCGTGGCCGTTATCCCCGCGCTGGCTGCCTTGGTGTAGGTCCAGTTGATGCTGTCGTCCGCCAGGCCGATGTAGACCCGCATCCGGCTCGTGGCGCCGGCGTAGCTCGTGACTGCGCCGGTGCTGTCGGCGGGGAGCGTGACGGCCTGGTTGTCCAGGTCGGACACCACGGAGAAAGCTCCATCGCGCAGGCGAACAACCGTCTCCTGGTCGCTGCGCCCGCCCAGCGTGGCCACGACGGTGGCGTAGGCCGCCGCGCCGAACTGCGCCACGGTGAGCGTGCGCGCGTTGCCCGTGCCGCCCAGCGTGACGGTGCCGAGGCTGGTACCGGAGCTGTCATACCGGGTACAGACGAACGACGCAGTGCCGGAGAGGTTCTCGAGCACCGCCGTGAACGTGATGGTCTGGCTGGTGGGCGACGCGGCGTTGTCGCCGTCGAACGTGAAGGTCTGCGCTGTCACCTTGAGGGTGAGCAGCGGGGCATCAGCACCGTCGGCTCCAGCCCCGCCATCGGCGCCGGACTTGCTCTTGCTGAGTGCCACCCGCTTGACCTGCGTGGCGTATCCGCTGCGCGTGGCGGTGATGTCCACATAGCTGGCGTCGTTCGCATCGGCCAGCGCCGTGATCGTGAGAACGTTACTGGCCAGCGTGGATGTCACGCCCGTGCCGTTCGTGCGCGTGAAGGTCCAGTTGGCCGTGTCGTCGGTAGTGCCCTTGAACACCGACATGCTGGACACCGCACCCGAATAGCTGGTGACGTGGCCCGCCGAGTTGGCGGGCAGCACGACGGCCTCGTTGCTCAGCAGCGAGACGATGGCATCGTTGCCCTCGCGGATCTTGGCCACGGTGATCGTGTCGGTGAGGCCGTCCTGCGTCACCTGGATGGTGGCGGTGTCGGTGCTCATGCCCGAGTAGGCGAGCGAGCGCGAGCTGCCCGAGCCGGTCAGCGTGGCGGCGCCGGCGGTGACCGAGAATGTCGGCGAGCCAGTGAGGTTTTGGCCGTTGGCCGTGAAGGTGATCGACGACGGCGACGCGGTGCCAGCCTTGTTGACCTGGTACACCTGCGAGGTGGCCGTGATCTGCAGCAGCTTGGCATCGTTGCCCTTGGCCGCTTGCGGATAGAACGTCAGGTTGCTGACGCTGCCAAGCTCGTTGAAGCTGCTGTCCAGGTAGAGAAGCAGGCCCGCGCCAACGCCGGCGAGAGTACGTACCGCGCCACCGTTCTTGTAGTAGACGACGCTATCACCGTTATAGATGATGGCAAACACGTCACCAGCCACGTAGCTCCCCACGCTTCCTCGATCGTTGTTGCTTTCGTAGACACGAAGATCGCCTGTACTGGTCAGGTAAAGCGCGTAATCCAGCGTGCTGAATCCGCTATCGGTAGCCGGATCGCTGTTGAGCGCGATCATGATTTTCTTGTCCGCCTGGTCAGCAACAAACGCCACGCCCGCACCGCCCGGGTAGGCCTGGTCACTGCGCACGGAGCCGTTCCACGTGCCGCTGCCGCTGATCTTGGTGGCCACGCCGCCGGCCCATGTCATATTGGCCGTGGCCGTCGCAGTGAAGGCACTTGCGCCATCAGCGCCGGCGCGGGCCTTGCCGATGCTCACGCGCTGGGTCTGCGTGGGGTAGCCGGTGCGCGTGGCCGTCACGTCGACATAAGCAGCGTCGACCGTGTTGGTCAGCGAGGTGATGGTCAGCGTGGTGCCACTGAGCGTGCTGCCCACTCCGCTCGAATTGGTGCGGCTGAGCGTCCAGCTGGCCACCTCGTTGACGCCGTTTCGCATCAGCGCAATGGTGCTGGCCGCGCCGGCAAAGCTGGTGACGTTGCCCGAGGTGTCGGCCGGCAGCACGATGGCGCGCGTGCCGAGCACCAGGTCGATTCCATCGAGCTGCGTGGCAGTGTTCACGTCGACTGTGTCTTGCACCCACTCGCTGTAGGCAGGGATGCCGTTGCGGGCCCGCGCCTGGATCACGTAGCGCTTCTTGTCGACGGCGCCCAGCGTGATCGTTGCCGAGGTGTCGGCGCCGGCCACGCTCACCGGGCCCGACCAAGCCGCTTCGTCGATCGCGCGCCAGCGGATGTCGATGTGGCCGCCCTGCAGCACGTACTCCTGGCTGTGGGCCGTCCAGGCGCAGTCGACGCGCACCAGCACCGAGCCGTCGGGCAGACGCGTCGGTGCGCCGACGGACGCTGCGAAGCCCGCCACCTCGGCCACGTTCCACAAGTAGCTGAGGTCGGGCGGCACCGGCTGATCCACCGGCGTGAAGCGGTCAGGGTCGAGCGCCCAATCGGTCGAGCGGGTCTGCTGCAGGGTCAGCGGGTAGCGGCCGTTGAAGCGGTTGCCGCGCTTGACTACCTCCCAGGTGTAGGCGTCGAACACCTCATAGCCGTCAAGGTTCAGCGCCAGCGCATCGCCGAGGGCGATGTCTGCGCCGACGCCGGTCACCGTCAGCTCGCAGGTGGTGCGGGGCCGGCGTCGCTCTAGCTCGAGGCCCATGAGGTACTGCGCCTGGCGCGCGTCGGTGGTGGCGGCCAGGTCGAGCTCATCGTTCTCTTCGCCGCCGTCGAGGCCGATGTAGTAGTCATTCGCCACCGGGGTGACGCCCGTCTCCACGTAGCCGCGCGCCGCGTCCACGATGCGGCCGTTCATCACGTTGGGCGAGGTGTCGAAGGCGCTGGAATTCGGGTTGAACCGAATCGGCGAATCCTTGTCGATGTCCGCGTCGGTGAGCGTCAGCGTGGGTGCTCGGTGGGCGCCCGCGAAGATGCGGTATTTGCCGGCCGTGAAGGCGCGGTAGCCGGCCATGCCACCCAGGATCAGCGCCAGGTTGTCCAGCGGCGCAGCGTCGGTGCTGATGACGGCGTGGCACTCGTAGCGCTTCACGTCCTCATAGCCCGTTCCGTCGATCTTCTTGACGCTGATGGTCTCGTCGCAGATGTTGGCGGCGGTGATGACCGACGACCAGTCGAGCCAGTCGAAGGGAACGCCGCAGCCACCATCGCGCCGGGGCAGCGTCATCCACCAGGCCGCCAGGATGGCGTTGTTGCTCGTCCACCGGACCGGGTCCGTGCTGCGCCAGAGCTGGGGCAGACCAATGCGCACGGTGACATCGATGGCTGCACCGCTGGCGAAATTGAACCGCAGCATCAGGCCCATCTTGGCGGCCGAGGCACCGGCTGATGCGTCCGTGACCTGCACTGCTGCGTCACGCAGCGGGTAGCCTGTGACTGTCGTCGTGAGAACCGTGCTGGCTTCGGTAGTGCCCGTCCCGCCGCTGTCGTAGCTCACAAGCGCCAGGTTTGCGCTGGTGAACTGGGCAACGCTGCCAGCGACGAACCGCACATGCGCCCGGCCATTCCAAGCTTGGCCGCTGGCCGCCGCCGGGCAGGCTGACGACTGCGGAAGCTTCACCGCAGCTTGGCCGCTGGCGCTTGTGGTCCCGTAGATGCGCAGATCGAAGTACGGCACGCCGTCTTCGCTGCCGCCGCCAACGATTTCGCGCGCCAGGCCGCTCGTGATTCCGGAGGCCGTGACATTCGTCGGCATCGTGCCGGGCGCGCCAGCAATAGAACCGGTCAGCGCATAGACAGGGTCGAGGTTGTAACGAGGGTCGTGCGCGATGACGCCGTCGATCAGTACGTTTTCGCTCGGCTTGCCTTGAGCGAAGATGTTCTCGTCCCAGTCACACAACGAGCGGAAGTAGGCGATGCCCTGCAGGCGGTGGTCGCTGGTCCACTTCGGCGTGACCAGGCCCGGCCAGGTCGTGGCGGCCTGCTGCCGGCCGCCCAGCACCCATTGCACCTGGTACGGCACCTCAGCTGTGACCCACCAGTATCCACCACTGATGTAGCCCGTGACAGGCGCAGTTAGCCAAACGGTCGTTCCTGTGACGTGATCAACAACCAAGTCGACATACGCCTCACCAGACTGGACAGATACCGCCACGTCTGCCGCTGAACGCGGAGGATGCTCAACGGTGAAGTGGTCCTCCCCGTTCAACGATGCAGAAATGGCTCGATAAAAGGCCTTGCGGTTGATGGACGAATACTGGCCAACAGTTGGCGCGCCGCTGGAGAAATCAGCCGCGTCGACATACGTGTCGCCCAACCACATGCCGGAGACACCCTTGATGGGCCCATCGCACACCAGCACGATCTCATCGAGTTTTTCCTTTTGCGTGCCGATGGTGTCCATGTAAGCCAGCGTGCCGCCCACGCGGGCACGGCCGAGCACGAAGCGGCGCGCACTGAGCGCCCCGCGCACCACTACGTTGCGATCTTGCAGGGCGGCGTTGTAGGCCTTGAGCGCACGCCTGCGTGCGTCGACTTCGGCCTCGTACCGGTTGATCTGGCCGCCGATGTACGAAAACACCGGGTTTCCAGTGACCGCCCCGAGGACCTGCACCAATGGGCCAACGACCTTGCCCATCTCTTAGACCCTCCAGACGACGGCAACGTCGTCCATGGGGTTGAAAGCCAGGCCCTGCTCGCCTGGGCCACACCACTCGCCATTGCCCACCACGATGCCTAGCATCTGGCGGTCGTCCTGCGCGTACCAGACGACGTCACCACGCTGCGCCAGCTTCGGTAGCTCGCGCGGCTCGCCAAGCATCGCCGTGGCCAGCGCGAGCACCGAGCCGTGATCCAGCAGCGCGCGGGCCGCGCCGAACTCGGTGTCATAGGTGCCGCGGAAGGCCGCAGCCAGGTCGACGCCAGTAAGCGCCTGTACCGCATCGGCGGCGAAACAGCAGCAGTCGTTGGAGCCCCAGGCGAAGGGCACTAGACGGCGGCCCTCGATGAAGGCGGCCAGACGCTCGGGCCAGTCTGCAGGGCGGGTGAGCACAGGCATGGTCAGTAGATCTCGTGCTTCTGGATTTCTTTGTTCGGCCAAACGATCACCGCGTCGGTCATCGCCTCGAGCAGGTCGCAGCCGAGGTCGCCGGTGTACTTGCGGTGCTGGTCGGCCGCCGTGTAGCGCTGCGAGCGCGGGCGCTGCAGCTCGGCCTCGTAGTGCTCGATGGATCCGGTGACGGTGGCGGTGCCGTCTTTCTCTTCGATGGTCATGGCGCTCATGCGACCGATCCACTCCACGCGCGGCGGGGCGACAAGCCGCCAGCCTTCATCGAGCCAGGCCTCGTAGATCTTGGCAATGCGGCCCTTGTAGGGCTCGCCGGCCGCCAGCGCGACAATGGCCATGTCCAGCCCAGACAGGGTGAACGACAATCCCTCGGTGGAGCCGCTGCTTTCCTGGCTGTCAGACAGCTGCAGCGCGTTGCCCGTGTACCAGGTGACCCCGTCGCTGGTCACGTCGATGCCGCCCAGCGCCAGGCGCAGCGGGCCGGAGTCGAACAGCACCTCGACCAACTGCACTACGATCGTCGTCGGCGCGGTAGCGGCATTGCGCTCGGTGGTGGTGAGACCGCGACCGCTCATTACCAGGCCTCGATGAGTTCGATTCCGAAGCCGGGGTAACCCGACCCGTCATACGGGAAGAAGACCTCCGGCGAGGTCATCACGAAGTTGCTGAGTGGGCGATCCCAGATCACGGGCGTATCGACGCCGATCGCCGCGCGCAGTGGCGGCTCGACGGTGACCGTCATCTCGGACGCCACCGGCGTCACGTCGGCCACGACCATCACGCGCTGGCCGGCCATGCTGATGAGGTCACCACGCAGCAGGCCGCCGTTGCACGCCTTGAGAGAAACAGCCGTATCGCCGATGCCGGCCGCTACTTTTACCAGCGGCGAGCCGGTCAGCGTCCCCAGCGGCGTGGGCTTGGCCGGGTTGAACATGGCGAGCCAGTTGGCCCCGCCGCGCAGCTTGGCGATGAAGGCCTCGAGCTGCTGCCGATAGACCCGGTTGGCCTTGGTCTCTGGCGGCATCGCGATCGACGCCCGCCAGCGCCAGCCGGGCAACATGCGGGTGGTGACGTTGCCTGCACGGGCGACGGTGATCTCCACATCGAACGCCAGCGCCTCGCTGAACTGCGCGGCATCGTGGGCGCGGCCACTGGTGGGCCAGGTGATGATGCTCATGCGTCGGGGCCCTTTGTCATGCGCGCGCGGCGCGCCACAGCGGCCGGCCCGGGCGGGCGGCGCTTTCGAGCGTTTCGGCCGTCACCCGCTCGGCCAGTGCCTCGCCGTGCATCTGCAGCATCGCCGGCGTCACGCCGGCCTGGTAGATGTGCGTGTGCTTGTGGATGACCGGGCCCGTGCTGGCGCCTGCACTTTCGCCACTGGCGGTCACGTAGCCGCCGCCGCCGCGGTACATGCGCAGACGCTCCGGGCCGTTCTCGCCCACCCAGTAGTCCATGCCGGGCTTGACGGTGCCGCCACGAGCCCGGCCGCCGCCCAGGCCATAGTCGGCCAGGCCCATGTTCCCGCTGGTGGACCCGGAGCCGCTCGAATCACCCCCACTGCCGCTGAACATGCCTTTGAAGAGGTCGGCGAAGCCGCCGCTGCCTCCGGTCATGCCGCTGACGAACTGGATGACCGCCTGGGCGGCTGACCCGAACACGCCCGAGACGGCGTCGAGCCCCTGCGCGAATTCATTGACCGAGCGCGTGCTGGCTGACGTGGCATCGGTCTGCTTGTCCAGGAAGCCGGCCAGACGGCCGAATTCGTCGGTCACCAAGCCGCCGTTGTCTTTGGCGCCGCTGCCGCCGGAAAGGCCCAGCATGCCAAGCAGTGACTGCGCACCACTCGACACGTTGCCGCCCACGTTCTGCCTGAAGAAGCCGCGCCACAGCGTGTCGCTGAGGTTCCCCGCCAGGCCCTTCAGGTCAAGCTTGCCGGTGCGCATGAGCTTGACGAAGGCGTCTTCGCTGTCGTGCAGGATGCCGTCCATCGCCGTGTCATACGTGTCGCGCATGGTGCGCGTGGCGTCTTTCCAGCCATCGGTCATGCGCTGCCAGGCCGGCTTCAGTTGATCGGCAAGCTGCGTCTGCTTGGCGACGATGAGCCGGTTCAGGGCGTCCTGGGCCGCACCAACGTCTGCGCCCTTTTCCTTCAGCACATCGATGCGCGACTGCATGACCTGGCGCTCGAGCTCGATCTGCGCCAGGCCGCGCGCCTTGTCATCCTCGATGAGGCTGATGTTGATCTGCGCCGCCTCTTCAACGTACTGCTGCCCCAGCTGCTGAGCCTGCTCATTGCGGCGGCGAAGCTGCTCGGCCTGCTGGGCCATGTTGGCTTCGGCCGCGCGGTTGGCTTCCTCGTAGCCCTTGGCCTCGATATCGGCCAGGCGAGGTGCGCGGTTGGCCAGCGTTTCGCGCAGTGACTCGCGATACAGCTCTTCCGGCGACTTTCCGGCCTTTGGCTTGGGGCCGTAAAGAACCGCTGCCCGGGTGAGCAAATCGATCCGCTCCTTCTCTGTGATGAGATTGGCAGCCGACGCGATTTGAATTTGTCGCAGATCCTTGGCGTACTGGGTGTTCCCGCCATGCAGGCGCTCCGTGAGCGTACTCAGCTCGCCAAGCTGGCGGGCACGCTCCGCATCCGACTCACGGCTTTTCGCGGTGTCGAAGTTACGCAGTACGTCCCGGTTCGCCGTGTCCACCGACTGCTGGGCCCGGTCTTCACCCCCAAACAGCAATTTCGCGAGCCAGCCGCTTGTGGGGCTGTCCACCATTTGACGGATCTGCTGCAGTTCGGACCGGGCCGCCTGCAACTTGTCCAGGTCGGTCGAGTCGCGCCCCCACGAGGCCAGCGCATCAATGAACTCGCTGGCCGCCTCTTTCGTCTCCCGCCATGCGATTTGCAGATAGCCCAGGTTGGCGCGCTGATCTCCCAGATGGGCGATCAATGCCTGCCCCGCAACCACCATCGCACCTTGCTGGTCACCGACATCTTCCAGGCTCTTGATTTGCTCGAGCTGCGCATCCGAGACAAAGTGCCAGGCCTTGTTGTGCTCGACCGCCCAGGCCTGCACGCCCGCAGACATCCCCGCAAAGTCGCGAATCACCGATTCGGAGGATTGCCCGGTCATGTCCTGCAGCTTCGCCGCCGCGACCGTGATGGTTTCCAGCGCTTTCGCCCCAAACTCACCGGTTGATACCAAACCCTGGGTCAAGTCCCGCGCGGTCCCGATGGTCACGTCACCGGCTCGCGCCGCGTTGCGCGTGAGAAGTTCGAAGCTATCGGCGGTCTGGCCTGCCGCGTTGCCGGTCAGGATCAGTGAATTGCGCAGAGCATTCGATTCTTCGAACCCCTTGAACAACATCGCCGCAAGTCCGGCCCCAGCGCCAACAGCCAGCGTCACCGGCGTGATCATCGTGGCCAGGGTCGCGCCGAGAGCGCGCGCCGCACCGCCCACGCCGCCAAACATGTCCTTGAGCTGACCGCCCTGCTGCATCAGCACGGTGAACGGGCTTTGGCCGCTGGTCAGCCCCACCGCGATGTCAGTGACCTGCATCGACACCTGGTTGAGCTGCTGCCGGGTGAAGTTGGACGCCTCCCCCACCTTTTTCAGGCTGCCGGCGGCCTTGTCGAAGGCCGCGCCGGACTGGGCTGTACCTTCTGCCGTCAGGCGAATGCGGATCTCTTGGTCGGCCATCAGGTCACTTTCGGTTGAACCAGCCGAGCAGCTCGCTTTCCAGCACCGCGAGCTGCTGCATCGCGGCCACTTGCGCCCGTGGCTTGACCCGCATGCGGTCGAGCAGCGGGTAGATCACGGTGTAGTCCAGGCCGAGCAGCTTTCCGCTCGGCGCGAGGCGCCATTGCCACAGGCACGCCGAGAACACCTGCACAGCCACCCAGTGCTGCGGCCATACAGGCGTCTGCACTGGAACGCTGGGCTCCAGGCGCGACACAAGATCCGCGTCGAGCACCAGGCCGAACGCAGCGGCCTGCTCGGTGATCGGGCCGCCGCACTGCTGCGCGCTGGCTTCGCGCTCGCTGCGTGTGAGCAGCGCCTGTGCGGCGGCAATCAGTTTTTTCGAGCGGCATCTCGGCGGGCTTGGTTGAACGCCTGGAACAGTGCCTTGGGGGCCGCTTCGTCGAGCTGGTCGAGCAGGCGCGCGATCGCGCGCTCACTGGGCTCGATCGGCGTTCCGTCGAAGTCGCCAACGCCGGACCAGGCCTTGATCATTTCGGCCAGCAGTTGCGCGTCGGTGGCGTTGGTGCGCAGCAAGGCGCGCAGCTCGCGCTCGCCGTAGTGGCGCCAGGTGATGCCGATGGCCAGCTCGGCGCCGGCCTTCGTGGTGAGAGTGACTTCGCCGCCATCGATGGCGGCCGGCGGCTCGATGAGGAACATGGGTGAGCGCGCCTTTAGAGCGTGATGATCGTGATGTCGTCGTTGCCCGAGTTGGGCACCAGGCGCAGGTCATAGCCGATGAGGCGGGCCTTTTCACGCTCGGCCTTTTTCGGGTTGATCAGCTGCACCTTGGGCATGTAGATCAGGATCTTGTTGCCCGCCGCCGTGCCGATCGTCAAGCCGATGGCCTGGGTGGTGTTGGCCTTCACGTTCCCCATGAAGGTCACCTCTTGCGCCGCGGTGAGGTCCAGCTCGAGGGAGCCGGTCATCGCGCGGTCGGTGATGTCGATGCGCTCGCTCGACAGCAAGGTGACGAACGAGGTGGCATTACCGAAGTCGGCTTCCAGGCCGGTGGATGGGTAGGTCGTGCCGCCGGAGAAGGCGCCGGCTGCGTAAGTGCAGCCGAAGGTGAGGTCGACCACGTTGGCCTTCGTCATCATCGGCGGCGTCTTCCAGGCCGTGTAGGTGGGCGTTGCGTTCGCCGTGGCGCTGATGCCGCCATCCAGGCCGACGAAGTCGAACATCAGCTTCGGGCGGTCGCCCACCTTGGCGCTGATCTTCACGTTGCCCATGGCGCCCAGGAGCTTGTGCAGCACGCCGTCGTCGTAGTAGTAGATCGAAAGGGTCTTGAGCGCGGTGCTGACCGGGCTGTATTCGACGCGCGCCGGCGTGCTGAGCAGCGCTTCGGCGCAGGCGCAGCCCAGCAGCAGATCGCCCCACTGCGGGGCCGTGGCGGCCGTGCCGGAGCCGGCCAGCTCGACGGTGAAGCTGAGCTTGATGCTGGCCGTGCCGACCAGCTGCTCGGATCCGCCGAAGTAGGGGCGAATGAAATCGCGGTCGACGTTGTTGGCGTCGAGCGGCGTGATGCTGAGGTCGGTGACCAGCACCGCATCGGCGGCGCCGGTGGGGGCGGCATCGGTGCCGGCCGTGGTCTCCACCTTGGCCAGGATGACGGCGTTTCGTGCGTAGCGGGGCATGGTGAGGCTCCTGGGTCAGGTAGGCAGCAAGGTGTCGCCCGTGCTGCGGTGGGTGATGCGATAAAAGGCGCTGAGAACGCCGAGGGTGGTGTCGGCGATGTCGCCGGCCAGGGTGACGCGCAGCAGCTCCACGCTGCCGGCCACGCCGCCCAGCGTCTGGTCAGCGACCAGGCGGGCATGCGCGGCCGCAAACAGGGTGCTGGAGGGGCGTGTACCGTCGGTAGCCCTGGCGTCGCCGCGGGACATGCAGTCCACGCGTATGACGGTGCCCCAGTCGAGCGGCGCGCCGCTGAGAACAAGTTCGGACGGCACCGCACTGTCCATCCCGACCACGATGGCCTGGCTGTACTCCTGGGGGATGCCGTCGAAGGTGTCGGCTTCGAGCACGTGCCCGGCGGCGAGCGAAGGTGTTGCACGCAGGGCCGTCAGGAAGGCCTGCAGAACGGCATCGAAGGCGAGCGCGGCCATCGGTCAGGCCTTGCTGAGCCACAGGCGCGTGATGCCCGTGCCATCGGGGTCGGCGCGCTCGACCAGGAACGAGCCCTGCGGGATGACGAGCGGCTGGCGAAAGACCGATGCCGGCACGCTGGCGCTGGGCAGCGTGCAGCTCGGCTGCTCGGTGTTGATACCGCTCACCAGCGTGCCGGGCGCGTCATAGATCACGCGCACCGGAACGCCGGAAAGCGCGCCCGCATCGCCGAAGTCGGCGAAGAAGGGCGAGAGGTCTTCCACCAGTTGCATGGCGGCTTACTTCTTGCCGGCCGCGGCCTTCTGGCCGGCGAATGCGGCCAGGTGCTCTTCGGTGGCCAGCGCAGCGCGGCCGGCACCGACCAGGTCGGTGGCCAGCTCGGGGGGCACGTTTTCGAGCATGTCACCGGGCGCGTAGTGCTCGCCCTCGTGCTTGAAGCCGTTCAGGGTCACGAGGGTGACGGGTTTGCCTTCTTTGTCCATTTGGATCTCCGGGGTGTGAGGAAAGGGCCCGGGCGGCTGGCGGCTGCCAACGCAGCCCGGGCAAAAGCCGGTGGGTCAGGCCGGCTGGGTGGCAACGTCGGATTACGGCGTGAGCGCGTCGTCCATCACCGCGAACGCGCCCGGCTGGCGGCAGGCCCAGTCGAAGAACAGGTTCAGGATGATTCGCAGCTGGCCCTTGTCGGCCTGGGTGTACGGGTCGACCGTCACATCGAGGCCGCCGAAAAGGCCGAGCACGAACATCGACCAGTCGGCCGAGAACGCGACGGACGAGCAAACGCCGGAGCTCGTGCCCTTGGTCAGGTTGCTCGGCATGTTGTTGGTCACGCCGGCGCGATAGCCGTTGAGCGGCGTATCACCGTTGTCCCAGATGAAGGGCAGGTTGGCCGCCTTCTGCGTGTTCTTGCAGGTGTTCTTCGTCTTGGTGTTGAGCAGGTAGCCCGCGCGGGTGGTCATGCCCGCATTGGCGTTCGCGCACGCGGCCTCCAAGCCGGTGGCGTGCGACCAGACGAAGTTGGCGCCGTTGGTACCGCCGACCACGGAGCCGATGCCCGACACGTTGCGGATGCCGCGCGGCTGGTTGCTCGAGCCCGAGCCGTTGATGCCCATGTTCTCGACCATCTGGGCCCCACCGGTGACCAGATCGTCACGGATCATCGCTTCGACACCGAGCTCGCCCTGGATGATGGCTTGCTTGGACGGGTCGGTGTAGGCCGCGACGCGCTTGGGCGACAGCGTGGACACCGTGGTGCCAGGCTGGGTTTCCGACGCGGCGGCGATTTCAGACAGCATCGCCAGCGTGCCGGCGACGTTCTTGCGCGGGATGCTGACGTTGCTGGTCAGGCCCGGCAGCACGGTGGCGCCGAGCTGGGCGAAGACGAGCGCCGGGCGCAGGATGTCGGTGAACATCGAGCCCATCACCTCGGTCTGGATCAGGTTGCCGGCTTCGGCCGCAGTGCCGGCGGTGAAGTCGCGCTGCTGGCCGGCGAAGATGTCGCTCGGGATGAAGATGCCTTCGGCCTCGCGGCCCACTTGCTGCGCGATCGCCCGCGAGATCTCGTGCTCGAGGCCGGCGTCGATGCGCGTGCCGGGGATCTGCGACTGCAGCGCGCGCATGAAGCTGTAGCGCTTCTTTTCCCGGGAGGTCAGGCCCAGCGCGGCGCTGGTGGTCACGTCGGTCGCACCCGACTGCATGCGCTGCATGACCAGCTCGTTGAACTTCTCCGGGTCGGCGCCGTCGGCGATCGCGCGGGCCATGTCGTCCGGCTTGATGTACGCGGCGTAGGCCGTGGCCAGCAGGCCGATGGTGCGCACGTTGGCGCGGAATTGTTCGTCGCCCGTCTTCGGGGCTTCGGTGGTCGTCGTGGTCATATTGGAGGGCTCCGATTGACGGGGTTGCGGGGAAACGGTGGCGGGCGCGGTCGGGTTCAGGGAGGCCGAACGACCGACGCCCACGGTCATGTCGGCAGGGATGGAGACGAGGCTGCACTCGAGGGGCATCCAGTCGGTGACGCGGTAGGTCGACGTGTCGCCTTCTTTCTTCACCAGCTCGAGCTCGCGGATTTCGTAGCCGACGCTGACGTTGACGCGCACCGCATCGGCGGCGTCCTGCATCTCTTGCTCGGCCAGCTCGGACTTGCCAAAGCGCACGACCGCGCGGCCCTTGCTGCCCTGCAGCCAGGCCCGGGTGATGACGCCAATCTGCAGGCGGCTGTCGTGGTTGGACAGCAAGGGCGCGCGGCCGGAGGCCATCCACCCCATGTCCACCTCGTTGCCCTTGTGGCCGAGCACCTCGATGCCCCACCAGCGCTCATAGGGCTCCTCGCTCGAAAAACTGAGCTCGCATTCGCGGGTTTCGGTGTCGACGCCCTTGGCGCGCAGGCTGACGCTGACGAACTCGCACAGCGCCGGCGCTGCGCGCTCGGTGTCGGCGGCTTCGCCTTCGGCTGCCGGCGGCGCAGCGAGCACATCAGCCAGGCGCAGGCGCTGGCCGACCTCGAGGCCGCGCAGGGCGCTGAGCAAGGCCGAGCGGGCCGGCGCGTCAGCGCGGCTCCAGTAGCGCTGCGACAGCAGAGCTTGGGTCAGGTTCATGGGTTGGCTCCGTTGGTGGCCGCGGCGGCGGATTGCTTGGGTGCAGGCGCCTGGACAAGGGCGGGTTCGACGCCGGCCGCCGCACAGGCCGCGAGGTAGGCCTTGCGGTCTGCGATGACCTGGTCGATGTCGACGCCCTGCTCGTCAGCGACCATGCGCAGGCTGCGCAGGTCGTTCTGGATCGCAGTGGCGGCGGCCTCGATGTCGGCCTGGGGATCGACCCACGCCCAGCCGCGGGGCTGGAAGCTCGCCGCTTCCGAGAACTTGGCGAGCCGCTCGGGCGGCAGGGGCTTGCCGCTGGGCAGCGTGATGGCGCCCTTGAGCAGGGCGCAGGCGAGCCACTCGCGGAAGACCGGCAGCAGGAATGTGTCGATCAGCCAGCGCTGCTTTGTGCGCCACATGTCGCGCTCTTGCAGCTCGGCAATGCGCGCCGAGCTGTAGTTCACGCCGCTCATGTTGCCGGTCAGGTTGTGGTGGGCCACATCCAGGCCGGCGGCGATGTCGCGCTTGTAGCCGCTGGTGAACGGCTCGAAGTTCTGGTGCGGGTAGGCCGATTCCCAGCCCTTGAAATCGACGCCGGGAGGCAGCGCCTCGAGCATGCCGGGCTCGACTTCCGTGACGAGTTGGCCCGTCGCGTCTTTGTAGGCTTCGAAGTTCGGGGCCTCGCCGGACGGCGCTTCCTTGTCGGTGACGTAGAAGCCCATCTTCAACGCGCCGAACTGCGCTGCCACCAGGGCATAGCCCTCGTATTTGTCGAGCCCATCGGCCCGCTTCAGGATGGCGTGCGTCCACGGGTAGCCGCGCAGTTGCTCGGGGCGCTCGACGATGAAGCCGTGGAAGATGTCGGCGGCCGGGACGCGCTCGACCTGGGGCTTTGGCGTCGCGCCCCAACCGCCGTCGGCCGGGTGCTGGCTGTACAGGTGATAGGCCTGCGGCATGCCGAGCGGGTTGATTTCCACACCCATGCGGATGGCGTTGCCAGGGTTCGGCGTGGCGGACGCTTGTACGCTGGCGTCGACCGGAAGCCGATCGACGTCCAGCACCTGCAGGGCGTAGCCGTAGGGCAGGCTGCGGTTGCGGATCCGGCGGTTGAGGAACTCGCCATCGCGCGCCGCGCAGGCCACGTTGTTCCACGCCACGTCGAGCAGGCTCAGGCGGCCGGTCACATCGCATATGCCGCGCTGGGCCCAGCGCTCGAAATGGTCTTCGACCGCCTTGTTGGCGACGTCGTCGGGCGTGACGCCATCCGTCATGGTGGCGCGGACCTGCAGGCGCGGCAGGCAGTGGCCAACGATGTTCACGCGGTTCATCGACAGGTAGCGCCTGCCGAGGTCGGTGTTGACCGTCCAGTTGCGGCTGCGCGACCGCATGGCGGCCAGCGCGCGCTCGAGGTCAGCGTTGATGCTGGTGTTGCCGGTCTTCCAGCCGGTGGTGAGGCGATCGGTCTCGGCCGCTGCGAAGTAACGCTCGCCGCTGACGACTGGAAAGGCCCCCTGGGGCGCCACCGGCTTCTGGCCGGTGCGGCGCGGGTGGCTCGGCGCCAACACGCCACCGCGGCGTATGCCGTTGAGGGCGGCGCGCGTCTCGGAGATCACCTCTTGATGGAGCCGATCAGCCTGGCGGGCGGCCCGCCAGGCGGTGAGCAGCTTGCTGCCCTTGAACGGCAGTGAGCCCAGGTCGACGGCGTGCACGGTGTGGCTCACGGCATCCTCACGAAGATGCGGCGCACGGTGTTGCCGGGGCGGTCGGGCGTGATGCCGGCGGCCAGCTGCTCACGGGCAACATCAGATGCGAGCTTCTGCTCGAGGCGGACCAGCTCGGTGAGCGAATAGAACCGCAGCTCGCGGTCGTTGATGCGGTAGCTTTCGACGGCGTCGGTGGCCTTCCCACCGAGCTTGGCGCGCACGGCTGCCAGCGCGATCTCGGCCTGGCTGCGCAGGTCGATCGGGGTGGACACCGTGCCGAGGTTCGGGCGGATGGTGACCTGGCTGGACTCGCTGTCGATCGTGAAGCGGTCGGCACCCAGGGCGACGAACGCCGCGCTGGTGTAGTCGCCAGCCGCCCACGAGGCCGTGGCTGCCGCGTTCAGCGCGACGAGGTGATCGTCACCGCTGGCGCCGGCGGCAAAGGTGATGACTGCGCCAGCCGCACGCGGGATCAGGCGGTACGAAAGCACCCAGCCAGCGCTGGCCGGATAGTCGGACAGGCTGACGGTGAACTTGAGTGAATCACCCGCGGTGATCGATCGCTGCATGGCCGGCAATGTGGCCGGCCTGCCGCGACATTTACAGGCAGAAGATGTCGCGTCTTCGGCCTCGAAAACCGATCACCGGTAGGGGATGACCTTTTCGCGCAGGGCCCCGGCGGCGATGGCCGCCTCTTCGGTGTCGAAGCGGGCCACACCATCGGGCTCCAGGTGTGGCTGCAGGGCGTCCCACAGGCCGGTGTCATGGTGCTCGAGGTCGGGGTCGACGGCGATGGCGCAGCCGGGTTCGTCGAGGCGGGTCATGAACCGGCTGGGCAGCAGGAGGATAGTTTCGGTTTTCATGGCTGAGGCCTCACGGCATCGGGTAGACAGCGAACGTCGTCGGCGCAACGCTGTAGGTGACCTTGAGCCAGTCACCCGGGCCGAGCAGGAACAGGCCCTTGACCTGGCCGGTATCGTCGAACGTGGTGTTGTCGCGGCTCACGGCTACCTGGCTCACCGTACCGCCGTTCACCACCACCTGCTGCGTCTTGCTGGTGGTGTTCTGGTAGGTGTAGGGGCTGGCCGTCACGCTGGGCGCGCTGCGAATGGGTGACGGCGTAGGCGACTGGCGCGGCGTGACGTTGCTGGTGATCTTGGTGGGCACGCGCGAGCCGAATGGGACGACGGCGCTGAACAGCACATCGAGCGACCACGCGTCGCGGATGCCGAGCGTGACGGTGCTGGCGTCTGCATCGACGTCGATGCTGCCGAACACGCACTGGTCGTTGCGATCGGAGAACCAGAGGTTTTCCTTGTACTGCGTGAGGTTGCCGATGCCTTGCCCGAAGGGGCATGCGCAGACGCTGAGGCAATCGTAGGGCTGGCCGTTGGCCTTGAGCGCCAGGCCGGCATGCGGCACGTGTTTGTCGCCGCACATCCAGATGACGGGCAGGTTCGCGGTGTCGATCGCGCTGAGCAGTGCGTCGCGATCGACGCTGTACGTCCAGGGGCCGTCGTTGTTGTCGAGGTTGAACAGGTCTTTCGTCGAGCTGATGATCACCATGCCGCAGCCCTTGGCAACAGCGTCTTTCGCGGTGTCGATGATCCACTGGCGCTGGGTAGCGCCCCAGAAGACTTTGGCCGCCGTGTCGGCATCCAGCATCGGGTTCTTGTAGCTGATGCTGTCGGTGAAGATGACGCGCACGCAGCTGCCGCCCAGCTCGCCATTGGGGCCGAAGTCGCGGTAGAAGTACTGGACCGGGTAGTCACTCGCCGAGGCTGTGCCGACCATCGCCGAGGGGCGGTCGCCGTTCTTCGGGCCCAGGGGTGGGTTGTCGGCGTAGGCCCCGTAGATCGTCTGCATGCCCGCCAGGCCGCGCTGCCAGATGTCGAGCACCTGCGCCTGGGTGGTGATGTTGTGGATCTGGCCGTGAACGCCGTTCGGCCAGGTGATGGCCGATTGGGTAACCGTGTGGTCGAAGTTGTTGTGCTTGCAGTCGTGGTCGTCGGCCTGCATGTACACGAGCAGTTTGCCGGCGTCCTTGGCGGCCCAGAAGTCCCGGTAGTTGCGCAGGCCCTCCCGGCCGTAGTGCAGCCGGAAACGGTCATAGGCGAGCTGCGCGGTGTGGGCATTGGCCGGCGCCCCAGAGGGCTGCGCGACGAAGTCCCAGAAGATGACTTCAACCAGGTTCTGGTTGAGGATGGTGTAGGCCGCGCCGTCGTTGTACACGTAGTCGCCGCTGAAGATGTGGGCGACCGGGTTGAGCTTCAGGACGTTCTGAATGGGCTGGTTGCCCAGCGGGGATTGGCAGGCGGAGTAGGTGATGGTGAACATGCGGCGTAGCCCCTCGTGTCAGCGCGCCGAAGCCGGCAGCGCATAGATGTTGTTGCGCAGGTCGCGGCAGATGCGCATGCCCAGGCCTGCGTCATAGGCGTCGCGCTTCAGCCCCGTGGACAGCATGGCCATGTTGGGGCCCACGTAGCCGACGTAGGTGCTGGTGCTGGTGTCGCACCAGGCGCCGAGCATCAGCGGGCTCGTGGTGTCGGCCCCGACCGATGCGGTGCCGTTTGGCACGAGCGCTGGCGTGTCGAGCCCCACGTTGGACTGCGCGTTGCCCCCATCAGTGCCGAGCGTGAGCATGTAGGCCCGCAGCTCGAGCAGGCCGCTGATGCCGGCGGCCGAGATCTCGAGCGCCCAGGCGGTGCGGGTGTTGTCGGCGTTCTGGCCACGCGCGCCGGTAACGCCCATGGTGGTGGTGACCGTGGAGCTTCCGCCCTTGGCTCGGGTGGCGAATTGCAGCTTGCCGCTGGTGCCCTTCAGGCCCACGGCCCAGCCGCCCTTGCCGGCGGCATCAGCGTTCATTCCCCAGCTGAGCAGCCAGCAGTCAGCGGGCAGTGTGGCGGGGTGGGAGACGACACCGAAGACGGTGATCTGGTCACCGCGGGCGGCGAGCGTGGACAGGTCGCACGCGAATTTCGCCGAGGCGGTGAAGCCGCCCTGCAGGCCATCGGTGACGGGGATTCGGTTGTTGCTGCCGTTCAGGCTGATGCCCGGGCCCGCCTGGCCCCACCGCTGCCCGGAGCTGCCGCCATTGACCGAGCCGATCAGCTGGCCGCTGATGTCATAGACCTTGTTGCTGGTGTTTTCCTGCAGGGGAAAGAAGATCAGGACGCCACGCGCATCGGCATACGGCAGGGCCCCGAAAGGCCGGCCGGATGGATCGAGCGGTCGGCCGGACATGTCTGCCTGCATGAACGGCAGCGGCGTGACGCCATCACGCACCAGGCTGCGCAGGCCGGGGTTGTAGGCCACGTCGCTCTGGGCGCCGACGATGGGTGTGATGCCAGAGACGTCATAGGCGACACCCATGGCGACCAGGCCGGCGCCGAAGGTCGACGAAACGGCATAGGTGGTTCCCTTGAGGAGGACTGTGCCGTCTTCCCCTTTGCGGGACTCTCGCATCTTGATCTGCATGGTGCTGGGGCCTCAGTCGTCAGGTGGCGCGACTCTGGTGGGGCTGGCGCGACATTCACAGGCAGAAGATGTCGCGCTTTCAGGCGTTTTCCTTGACGCCAGCCAGCACGCGCTGCACCTGGCGCAGGGTGATGCCCTCGCGATCGGCAATGAGGCCCTTCGGCGTTCCTTCGGCGGCAGCAGCCCGGATTCGCTCATCGCGCATGGCCCGCTGGTCCTGGTCGGGGCGTTTGCGGACGTACAGCCGCACCGTTTCGCCGGGGTAGAGCTTGCACAGGATGCCCTCGATGACCGTGGGCAGTGTTTGCATCAGCGCGTTGTTGACCGCCCCCTGAATGGCTGGGTGGACGGCGGCCTCTTGGGCGAGTGCGCGCAGGATGTTCAGCTTGGCGGTCATCAGTGGGACTCCGGGTCAGCGACGGCGCGGCTTGGCATAGGAGTGCCAGAAGCTCTTGGCCGGTTCAGGGGTGGGTGTCGTGGTGGGCGCGGCCGAGCGGCTGGCCAGTGCGGGCGCCTGCACTTCAGCGCCGAGCTGCGCGGCTCGCGCCTTTTCGGCTGCGGCTCTGAGCTCGGCCTCTCGGCGGTCCCAATCGGCTGCGGTGGCTCGGTGCAGCCGCAGCTCTGGGTGGTGCGCCGCGGCGAAGGCGTGCACCCAGGTGTCCAGAGGCTCGTTGCGTACGCCGCGCTTGTGGTCGAAGCGGTTTCGGCTGGGGTTGAATGTCTCGCTGATCAGGCCCGGGAAATACATCTCGGGCAGCTCGGCGCTGAAGTGGCACAGGCGCTTGGGCGGCTCGATGGACTGCGTGGCCCGCCCCTCGGCGCGGGCCGCGGCCTCTTCGGCCTGCAGGGCCTGCAGGTGCTTGGCGTCGGCGTCGGCGTCCAGGCTGAGACGGCCGTACAGCCAGTGCTTGGCGTTGACGGTACCGATCTGGTGGATCTGGACGCCACGCTTGTCGACGCGGCCCTTCCAGTCGACATCAGATGCCTTGCCTTTGCTGAGGATCTGCGCATTGGCGGGCACGGCGCCGAATGAGCACAGTGGGCGCCGAACTCCGCGCGACCGGGCGCTGCGGATGTAGGCCTTGACGGCCTCGGTGCGGTGGCCGGACATGTCCTGGCTCATGGCCTGGACGTAGAGCACGGCGCCGCTCGCGTGCAGGATGGGTGCGGTGAGCAGCGTCGTGAGCGCGTTGAAAACGTCGTCCTGAGCCGGGTCGCCGGGTAGCTCGACGTAGTCGATCACCCAGAAGGACATGCCTCGGCCCCAGCCGACCAGCTGCACGGCCAGGCGGCCGTCCTGCGTGTCCACGCCGCAGGTGATGACCAGCACGCCATCAGGCGCCGTGCGGAGGGCGTAGGTCTCGGCGCGGTCGGCAATGGCGTTGTGCTTGACGCGCCGGGTGGTCTCGTCTTCCCACGGCTCGGCAAGCCGGTCGTTGACGAAGGTCTTGAGCTTGGCCGGGTCGTTCTGGGCATCGAGCCACATCTCGGCGAGATCTGCCCAGCGCGGTCCGAGGCCGAGCTGGTAGTACAGGCAGTTGATGTGATAGCCGCGAATTCGCCCGCCGGGGTTGGTGACGCGCCACCGGCCGGCGGCGATCATTTCGGTCTTGTGGTGCTCTTCGATCTCGGCGCCGCACTCGTTGCAGACGTACCAGGCGCGGCGGCCGTGCTCAGGGTGGCGCCGAGGATCCCATTTGAGGCCGCCCCACTCGAGGTATTGCTCGTGGCCGCAGTGGGGGCATGGGACGAAGTAGCGGCGCTGGTCGCTGATCAGCCACTTGGCTTCAATGCGGCTCTGGCTCTTGATCTGGGGGCTGCTGATGTACAGCCGTTGATGGGTGCTCGGGAATGCGCTGGTGCGCCCGTCGAGCATGGCGGCCGGGTCGTCGCCCCCTGCGAAGTTGGCGGCGAACTCGTCGAATTCGTCGACGATCAGGGTACGCACGCTGGTTTGCTTGAGGCGGCTCGGGCTGCCCGCGTGCTCGATGAACAGCTGACCGCCGGCGAAGTCCTTGAACGTTCGGGTATTGGCTGCCTCGCGGCTTTGCACGCTGGTGAGCGTTTCCTTGACGGCGGGCGATTCGTCGAGCATGGGCTGCAGCTTTTGCTGCACCCACTTCGTCTGCGTGACTTCGCCGGGCAGGCAGACCATCAGCGGGCCCGGGTTCTGCGTCATGCTGTAGCCGACGACGTTGAGCGCCACCTCGGTCTTCGCGAACTGGATGGGCCACATGAGCGCGCACTCGCGCACCGAGCTGCGGGTGCTGAAGCAGTCCATCGGCTCGCGGGTCGGCGGGTTGCGCGCAGTGGACCATTGGCCCGCCTCGGCGCTGCCCTTGCTGGACAGGCGCCGATGCTGGTCTGCCCAATCGCTGACCTTCAGCGCCTTGCGTGGGGCGAGCCCACGAGCCAGCTCGCCGAAGACAACCGGGCCGGCCGGCGGCGCACGGTACTGCGTCAGCTCCGGCGTGGTGAGGTCTTCGGGAAGACGGTCGCCCACGGTGCTCAACCCTCGCCTTTGGCCAGCTCGGCCATCTTGCTGAGGCGGTGGCTCAGCTCGGTGAGTGCGGTCTCGATGTGCTCGGCCAGCAGTGCGCGGATGCGCGGCTCACTGTTGCCGAGCGCGGCGATCTGCGGCGCCAGGCGGTCCGGCAGAGCCTCGAGGTGCGATCGCAGGGTGACGGCGGCATCAGCCAGGGCACCGAGCACTTCCGGCGTGCTCAGGAGCTTGCCTATGCGCTTTTCGAGGTCGAGTCGGGCGTTTTCTGCGTCATAGAACTCTTTGCGGTCGCGATCGACGCGGAATTGAGGCGGCACGGCGGGCGGGCTGGCTCTTTCAGCCGCCCGCGCCGTCTCCTGGATGAGCTGCAGGGACTCAGCGACGAGAACGCGACCCTCCGGCGTCACCACGAGGCGGTTTTCGTCTTTGAGTTTGGTGACGTAGGACTTCGACCAGCCGTTTTGCCGGGCGAACTCGGCTTTGGTCACGCAGTTGCCGCCATCGGCCGGCGCGGAGCTGCTGGGCTCGCTCATGGCTGCCCCTTGAGCTTGTCGGCCAGGCGTTGCGCCTGCTCGTCGACAGCGCGAGCGAACTGCGGGCCCAGTTCGGCCTGCATTGCGGCGTCGGCGGTGCCGAAGAAATCGAAACGTGGGCTGTAGTTGGTGCCGCGGACGAACAGCAGGACCGGGACGAGCTTGCCGGTGCGCCCCAGGCCCCACTTGGCCCCGAAATCGCGCGCCTCGGCGAGGTAGATGCCCGGCTTGAGCCGCCCTTTGCCTTGCGGCAATGCCACGTACTGGCCGCCGGCGCGCCCGAACGCGCGGCGGCGCTTTGCCTTGACCTGACGCCGCAGGCGGTCTGTCTCGCCGCCTCGCAGGCGCGGGATGGATCGGTTGTGGCCCGCCGTCAGCTCAGCGCCAACCTGGCTGAGGATCTGGGCAATCTGGCCCCGGCTGACGTTGCCGTAGGCGTCCAGCTTCGCGCCAGCCGCCGGGACGGACTGCCAGCCCCTGGGCATGGCGCCGGACGCCTGCAGGGCAAGCTCGAAGCGCTTCACGTGGCGCGCGCCACCCCGCACTTCGGGGTTGAGGAATTTGATGGCAGGCGTGCCGGTGATGAATGGGTTGTCCGCAATGCCGACTTCCGCCTCGAGGCGGGTGGCCGTGGCCGTGCGGGCGTACAGGCCTTTCTCGGCGTAGGGCGTGACGCGGTCGAAGGCCTGCCGCATCTCCCATTGCGCGGCTTTCTTGCCGGCGCTGGCCGCACGGCTGAGCGCGGTGGCGGTGGCGGCAGCCAGGCGGCGCTCGCTGAAGCCGGCGAGCAGCTCAGTGGCGGCAGCGATGCCGGTGGTGTCGAGTTTGATGCGCATGGATGGGGCCTTTCAGTTGGCCGTGCAGGCTGTGCAAGCTGTGCAGGCACTCGTGCAGGCAGTGTTTTCGTGGCTGCACTGATCTAACCCCTTGTCTCCATTACCTTTTTTGGAGTGTGTAGGGAGGTGATCGCGCACGCGTATGTGCGCGCAGGCGCCTGCACACGCGCCCGCCTGCACGCCCACGCGCCGCGCGCCTGCACACGCGCTCACGAGAGGGGTGCCTGCACAGCCTGCACAGGGTGAAAAAAGCGTTGCGCAGCAAGCACTTACCGAGCTTTTCTGCCTGCACAGAGTGCATGCACAAGTGCCTGCACAGGCTGCACAAAGTGCCTGCACAGACCCGTCGACGATGGCGTCAGAACTGCTCATCGTGGGCCTCCCGGCTTGGTTGGCGGCCGTCAGCGTCTTTGACTGGCCGCTTCCAACGCTCCATCGAGCTGGCGAAGTTGGCCAGGTGGTCGCTCAGCTCTTCCATGCCGCTATCGCGATCAGCGCCAGGCGGCCACATGACCGTGCTTTGGGCCTGCAGGGTGCGGCTGTAGTTCACCCAGTGGCGCACGCGCGCTTTACGCACGCCTGGCCGCTTGCTGAGGGCTCCCACGAAGGTCTTCTGCATGGCGGGCTTGGCGACGCCTTGCTTGCCGCACCAATGCCGATACGCGTCGTACAGGTCTTCGGTTCGGACAGCGCAGATTGGCAGCGGCAGCTCGTGGCGCAGCCACTCGTTCCAGAACTGCTCGCTGTTGTCCAGGCTGAGCTCGATGAGGTCAGCCTTGGCCTGCGTCATGGGGGGCAGCGTGCCTGGCCCAAAAGTGCCGAGATCGAGCTTCAGCAGGTGGTCATGCAGGGCCGCCACGCCACCGGCTTCGATCTCGGCCAGGATGGCGTGATACTGGGCCTCTTCGAGCTTCGGCGGGGTCCAGATGACGCAGTAGCGTCGGTCGTCTCGCTCGAGCACCATCGGCTGGGGCTCGTTCGATAGGAACGTGAGGTTGAGGTGGTTGCGCTCGAAATAGGCGCCCACGTTTTTCGGGTTGATGCGCAGCTCGGTCCCGGTGACCATGCCCTTGAGCTTGTTCTTGGTGTGATACAGCTCTTGCCTGGCCACAACTTCATCGGCCACGATGAACAGCTTGCGGCTGAAGCTTTCGTTGAACTTGTCTTCGATTGCTTCCTGGTCGATGACCCGCGCGTATTCACCGTAGATGCCCATGTAGGCTTCGAAGAACACGTTCTTGCCCGTGCCCTGTGGGCCGTGCATGACGAGCGCGGTTTTCATCTTTGCGCCCGGGTGCTGGATCGGGTAGGCCAGCCACCGAAGCACCCATGCCCAGAGCTCGCTGCTGCGTGGGTCGTCGCTGCATAGGTATTCACCCAGCTCGAGGAGCTTGCTGCAGTCTCCGGCGCGCGGCTCGGTGGGCCAGCCTCCCCACAGGTTGCACTTGACCTTTGCGTCACGCTCAGTGGGGTCGAAACCCACTTCCGACACGCGGACGATGCGCTTGTCGATCGACTCCATCCACTGCCGATGCAGCTGCCGTGAGCAGCACACGTTGCGCATCGAGCTGAGCGGAACGAGCTTGTGCTCGTTGGCGTCGAAAACCGTCTCGGTCATCTCATAGACGAGGGCGAAGCGGGCCGACAACTGCGCGACGGTCGTCAGCACATACAGGTCGTCGCCCTCCCCCTCCCTGATGGTGGAGTTCGGCGCCGCGGAATCGCGTTCCGCCGCCCATGGCAATGCCGAAAGGTGGGCCTCGACCTGGCTGCGGACGACATGCAGACCTTGAGCCAGGTGCAGGTCGTTGAAATCGGTCGGCCCTTTGCGTTCGCGCGGACGCTCGGCCGCGAACCAGGGGATCATCCACGAGCCATCGACGGCCAGCGCGGCGGCCTGGGCTGCGATGACGCCCGCATTCCCGGCGCGGGACTCATGCCCGCAGTGGTCGCACGTCGACGCGGCGGTGCTGGTGAACTTCTTGCACGCCTGGCAGCGGCCGAGGTAGTCGTCATCGGCACAGACCAGCACCTTCACCCCGCGATAGCGGGCGGCCAGCGCCTTGGCCACGTGCAGCAGGTTGCCGGCATCGAACGCGACAGCAACCGGCAGGTTGGTGGCCTGGTGCAAGCTGGCGCAGGTTGCGTAGCCTTCACCGACCAAAAGCACCTTCGAAGCGGCCGGGCTGCCGATCAGGAAGAAGTGGCCTTGCTTGACCAGGCCGGTGGGCCAGAAGTCTTTATCCCGCTCCAGGCGCCGCGCGCGCGGGTGCCCCTTCGGGTAGATGAGCTGCAGGCCGTGGATCTGGCCATGCACGTCCAGCAGCGGTATCGCCATGGCGCCGCGCTCGCTGAAGCGCACGCCGAACGCCGCCACCTGCTTGCGCGTGAGGTAGTCGCAGGCGCCGTCTTCGCTCAAGCGCTCCCACATGGCCGTAGCGCGCCTGGCCGCCCTGTCACCCTCACCGCGGCGCCGTGCCTCTTCCCGCCGGCGGTCGTCAGCGATACGGTCATTCAGCGCCTGGCGCTGGTCGCTCGTGAGGGTGACGCCCTTCAGCGAGATCTTCTGCGAGCCCGGGTCGTTGCCTCGCCAAACGCCGAAGCTCCCGACCAGCAGCGTCTGGCCTGCATCGGTCCGCAGCTCATGCAGCAGATACCAGCCACGCCGTTCTTTGTCGCCGTCGACGCGGCACCGCTGGCGCACGCCGATGTCCTTCGCCAGGATCCCCTCGACCAGCAGTCCAGACGCCTGCAACTGCGCGAGCACGTCTGCATAGTTAACCCAGTTCACTATGCCAAACCCCCACTGTCTACAAACCGAACGGGGTCCGAATTACCCTCGTTGGCCGCTCCCAGGAAGGACCCTGAACCCGGCACCGAGTTGGTGCGTTCACCCGTGGCGCGCGCCACCTCGACCTCTGCGCCGCTCCCCTCCCATTCGGGGCGGTGGGGTTTGCCTTGTGCGCGGGCGGCCTGCCAATGGGCCTTGGCGTCGGCGCGTAGGCGGGCAACAGCATCGGCGCCACGCAGGGCGGCGAGCGGCTTGAGCCTGTCCCCGTCACCATCGAAGTAGCGATCGCGCTGGGCCTTGGTCGGTAGCGCTGCGATGAACCGGGCCTCGCACTGGTGGCGATAGGTCTCGGTGTAGGTGAAGCCACGCGGGTCGTTCACTGCTCACCCCCGCGGCGCTTGCTGGGCCCAGTCACGCATCAACTCGCCGCCGCCGAACCGCGTGGCGTCGACCTGGTAGCGAGGGTCGTGGTTCACCCCGGGGCACTGGGTGACCTTGACGCCAGCCGGAATGGTGACGACCCCGTCAGCTGGCAACCCGATCTTCGGAGCACGCACACCCGGCACCACCTGGCCCTGCGTCGCTCCCCAGGCTGGTGGCTTGTGCACACGAGCAGCCTTCGCGGCTGGAGGGGGTGTTACCAGTTGACGCGGGGCCTGCAAAACAGGCTCAGCGGCACCGCCCTGCTCACCCTTCGCCGGCGATTGCAAGTCACTCACCTGCAGCCCGCCCTCATGCAAGAGCGCCTTGATCAGCGCCACGACCGCACGGCGCACAGCCGGCCGCTCAACAAGCGGCCGGTTCACGCGGCCCTCCGCATCGCGTCGAGTTCAGACAGCAGCATGTCGTCGGCCTGGTAGGCCAGCCACTGCGAAATGACCTTGTTGCCGAGCACACGCTCGACTGCAGCGACCTGAGCGGCCGGTAGCTCCCGCCGGCTTTCGTGCCGAGAGAAGTAATCCGACACATGGCTGGGGTACAGCTTGGCCTGGCGGGCCAGCTCGGCGCGGGTGAGGTTGCGCACATGGCGCAGCTTCCAGGCCAGCCGACAGGCGTGGCGGTAGCTCTTGAGCCCCTTGATCACCTGAGGCGGAACGACCCGCCTCTGCTGCTCCACCACGCCGCCTATGAGAGGCAGCTGGGGCTGTGCGTCATTGAAATAACTCATCGAATTACCTGTTGAGTTACCAGTTCGGGCGAGGCGCCAATGCAGGCATGAACAACTCGATCGTTAGGGCAGATGGGCGGGCGCGCTGCCTGCGGTACGCTGGTGACTTCCACACCAACCAACCACCCCAGAAGCGCGCCCATGGAAACCGAGGACCAGGAAGTCCGGGAGTTCGAGGTCATCTTGCAGGTCGTCAAGGGGCTGGTGCTGGCAGTGACAGCCACGCTTGCACCCGATGCCAGGGCGCGACTCGCGACAGCTCTTTGCGGAGCCGCAGCCGTGCCCTCATTGCATCCCGTGGCGGCACAACAGCTCGCGAACCTGGCCGAAGCGGCGCTCTCGTTCGCTTCATCACTCCCAGGGGAATCAAGCCCGACTCACTGAGGCGGCAGGAGGCCATCACGCTGCCTCCGCGTCGTCGGCCCGCTGAAGTGAGACAGCGGGTGCGGCGCTTGCCTCGGCGGGCTCCAACGCCTGCCAAAGCCGACGTACCGTCTCAAGCCGTGGATCGGGGGTTTCCCCGCTGCGGATCTTCCAAAGAGTCGTGAACGGGACGCCGCTGCTACGACAGATCACCCGGGTCTCGGAGTGACCAAGACCTTGCAGACGAGTACGCAGTTCTACCGCTGAGGGGATTTCGATGGCCATGCACCAAAGCTTACCGCATTCGGCAACACGACAACTACCGCAAACGGCAATTATTTCCACCTACCGTCGGCGGATGGAATCGGAAAGCAAGAAGATCGTGAGGGAAAACGTGCTCGCTCTGCTTCGGCAGGCGGCCGGCGGGGAACTCCCCCCAAACGAGTCGGGCGTCACTCGACTCAAGAACCTTGGGCTGTCTCACGGCAACGCCCAGCGAGCAATAGAGGACAGCTCAGACCTGCGGCTGGGTACGGTCGATCAACTTGCCAAGGCCTTCAACTTGAAGTCGTGGCAGATCCTGGTCCCCAGGCTCAATGTAGCGAGCCCTCCCGAGCTTGCACAAAGACCATGGGCCGGTCCGTTCAACTCCGAAACCATGGCCCGCCTACAAAGCCTGGACTCGGACGGCCTACGCAAAGCCGAGAACATGATCCGCGCGGCGCTTGATATGGATCCACTGCCGCGCCCAGGAAACCAAGAGGCCGCGTAGTTCCCCCCGGCCGAATCTATCGACCAGACTTTGGGACCGCAAGACCCCCAAAAGAGGGAGGACCAGTGCGGTGCCGCGTAGAGTGCTGGCGCCGCAGCTGGGGCCTGTTCTAACGTCTCAGTCGAGGACGCTATACCCGCGGCCGGCCAAACATCTGGCAATGATCCGCTCTTGGCTATCCATAGTCCCTCTAGCCGCCCCACCAGCTCCAGCGGCTGCACCAACCCCGACCAGATTGCCGCTGTACTTGTTCGACGCAGCCGCACCGAATGCGGCGCCTATCAACGCGCCCACCAGCACGGCCTGACGCTCGTCATAGCGCTGCTTGGCGTACTGTTGGCACTCAGCAACGTCACGGGTTAGCGCCTCCTGGTCCACATTCTTCGTATCCACCATCGGAACGTAGTCTGAACCGCGGGTCGCGCACGCACTCAGCAGCATTGCGCCAAGACTCAGCACTACCGCCAGACGGGCGCCTGGTGCTTTTTCCATTGTTTCTCTCCCCTTGTTTGATGCACCAGCTAACGAGCTGGTCGGGGTGAATTCAGCCACACCTGGACCCCAGTTGCAACCGAGCGAAACAGCACAGAGCGCCTTCTTGCGCAAATTTTCGGCACGCTTTACCGAATTCGGTTGACACGTGGTTGCCGCTTTCGGTAAGCTGGCCCAGCCGTTTTCGGTAAGCCCCTCGCCGAGGGTCGCCGAGCGGATGGGAGACCCACAGTGCCCCACGTCATCCGAGCCGAGCACCTCAAGCTCGTCCTCGTCGCGCGCCGGATAGCGCGCCACAGCCCCACCGTCACCGATCGCTGGGCCGCCATGAGCTCGGGCCAGTGGTCCGTGCGCAGCTGCCGACCAGGCCGGGCGACTGGCGACTGCCAGCAGTACCCGCTGCAGCCGCTCATGCAGCCCATGTCACGCGGCGGAATTGCCCGTGTCATCGAGCGCACCCGCGCCTTCCACGGCCTGGCCGAGGTCAACCGCACTTGGCGCACCGGCCTGCGCGCCCTCAAGGCCGAAATCGCCGCAGGGGTGCTGCGATGAGCGCCGCCCAATGCCCCATCGCCCTGAAGAAGGGCGAGCGCTACGCCGGCGCCATCGTCAACGCAGACGGCTCCATCGCGTACCACCTTGTGCTGCTCGCCAAGAGGCCGTCCAAACGTCTGGACTGGGCCGCCGCGAAGGCCTGGGCCGCCAAAGCCGGCGGCGAGCTGCCCACGCGCCGCGAACAGAGCCTGCTGGCCGCGAACGCGAAGGACGCGTTTGAGGCCAGCTGGTACTGGTCAAGCGAGGCTTACGAGGAAGACGGCGCCTACGCCTGGCTTCAGGGCTTCGGCAACGGCCTCCAGAGCAACGGCGACACGAGCTACGAGGCCCGTGTGCGTGCCGTCCGCCGAATCACTCCTTGAATCCTTTGATCCTTCAGGAGGGCCCATGTTCATCGCCATGCCTCACCAGGCAACACCCTGCGCGCCGCGCCGCGTATTCAGCGTCGAGATCGAGCGCCCCGACGGCTCACACGACGTGATGACCGTCGAGGGCGGCCTGGCCTTCGATCACGCCATCGACGCCATGGAGCGCGCCGGAGCGTGCGCCGTGGTGCGCGTGACCCAGATCCCCCAGCACGTGGGTGAGCCGTCATGACGGACGAACGCCTGCTGTCCGGCCATGTGCCCTTCTCCCTGGCCAATCTGCCGCAGTGCACCGGCCTCAGCTGCGGCCAGGGCGACCACCCCTGCACCGACAACTGCCCGAACGTCCCGCAGCGGGCCGCGCCGCCGGCGTGCGACATGAGCCCCAACGCCGGCACCTTCGACCCGACCATGTTGGCCGCGCCGGACGACTGGGAGCCCGCCACCTACGAGATCGGGTACGTGGACGGCTGGCGCGTCGGCGCGGGCCAGGCGCTGCTCATGGGCGTGGCGCTCGGCGCGGCGCTGGTGGGCGTGGCCATCCAGCTCGGCCTGGTGGTGGGGTTCTGACCATGCGCGCCCCCGCACATTGGGACGAATACCCCGTCCGCGGCTGCGCCGTGTGCCAGTACGGGCGCGACGCCACCGGCGCGGCTACACGTCCCGGCGGCCGCGATGCTGAGACCTGCATTTGCCCCAGCGTCACCGGCCGCGAGATCGCCCAGGGCAAGCCGCTCACCGGCGTGCCCGCCCGCCTGGCGCGCGCAAACTTCGGCGCATGCGGCCCCGAGGCCCACCACCTCACCTTCCCCGCGTGAGGCTACCATGCCGCACATCGAGCCCACCCCAGGCCAGCTACAGGCTGCGTTCGCCCACGCGCGCAAGCCCCACTGGCCCGATCGGCTCGACGATGCGCTGGCCCACCCGCTCTACGGGCGCCTCGTGCGAATGAACGCGATGGTGCTCGCCGAGGGGCGCGACCCCTTCGCCGCCCAGCGCATCAACCACCGCCCCGTGGTCATCGCCCCGGAGCCGCCCCACCCAGCCGAGCCGCCAGCCCCGCGCATCGAGCGGCCACGCCGCCCCGCCAAGCCCCGGCGCGCCGCGCCGACCAAAGCTTTACCCCAGCTGCCACTGATCGACCGCAAGCGTGCGGCCGGCGGTGACGACAACTAACCCCAGGAGTCAGCATGCCGATCCCACTCGACGCCAACCAGGCGCCGCTCCCCTCTGCGCCCTTCTACCTGCCGACCGACCCCGCGGCCGAAACCCAGATGGTCCACCTGGCCTTCGAGATCGCCAACCGCGCGGTCGTCGAAGACATCGAGAACTACGCCGTCAAAGAAGTCACCGACGGCCGCATCTACTGGGACACGCGCCCCATGACGGACCCGCGCGAGCACGCGCCCCAGTCCATCGACATGGCCACCCAGGCCATCCGCTACGCGCTCACCGCCGGCCTCGCCGCCGTGCACCCGCAGCGCCCCTACCTCATCACCCTCGTCGGCCGCGGTTAAGCCGGCCAACCCCACCGCAGCCCTGCTGCATCAACGGAGGCTCCATGCCTGAAACCACCGCAGCGCCGATCGCGCTTGACACCCTGCCCCACATCGGCGAGCCGCTGCTCAGCGGCACCTACGCCGGCGTCATCTGCACCCCTTTCGGCGAGCGCAGCGCTGTCATCCTGCTCGCCGACAAGCCCGACCGCGACCTGAACTGGGCCGCCGCAAAAGCCTGGGCCGAAAGCCTCGGCGATGGCGCCCAACTCCCCAACCGCCAAGCCGGCGTGCTGCTGTTCAGCACGCTGCGCGACCGCTTCGACAAGTGCTGGCACTGGCTGGCCGACGCTCTCGAAGACGACGGCGCCTACGCCTGGAATCAGACCTTCAGCAGCGGCGGCCAGAGCCACGACGTCACGAGCTACGAGGCCCGTGTGCGTGCCGTCCGCCTGATTCCCCTCAGCGCTTGGTCCTTCAATCCCTTTTCTTCGGGAGATTTTATGTCGACCACTGAACAAGCGGCCGTTCGCATTGGCGAGCTG